CTGAAAGCAACGCGGCACTAAGGGAGATGGGGATATGCAGTGGACAGTATCGTGGCAGGACTTTCGCCGGCACGCGTTCGGCGACCCGAAGCCGATTGTCCAACGGGATACGTTCGACACGCGGGAGGCGGCCGACCGGCGGAAAGCCGAGTTGCAATCGTGTGGCATCGTGGCCTGCGTGACGCCGTTGGCGATCCGGCGTCGGCGACAAAAACCCATGCTCGACGACGAGGGTCCGCGCTTCAACGCGGGATGGACGCTGGCGGAATGAGCGAATTAAAACCTGTTCCCGTCTGGATCAATAAGGTTACCAGCCTGTCAGACGGCGATATCCTCGAACTTACCAGAACAAATCTGGCGATTAACACCGTTCGCATCATCATGGCATCGGCGCGAGGTCGGATCGACCAGGCTTATCGGCAACGCTCAAAACCAAGTGCCATTGATGTTCGGCGCATCGAATTTGAAGCGGCTAACGAAATATGCCGACTGTTCGGCGAGGAACTAAAATGAGCGATCACTGGTCCGACAGCCCGCCGGATCGCATCGTCACGATGCCACGTTGTCCGAGCCTCAACGCGTTGTGGGTCCGCGCTCCCGGCAAGCCGCGCGTTCGCTCGGAAGCCTACCGCGACTGGGCACGCGCGGCGGGTTGGGACGTGAAACGACAACTTGTCGGAGCGGCCCCGATCGATTGTCGATTTAATTGCCTGATCGAGGTGCCGATCACGCGCCGGGACAGCGACAACTGGTCGAAAGCTATTCTCGACCTGTGCGAAACCGTTGGCCTGGTCGCCAACGATGGAAATTCTAACGAGGTGCTGATCCGCCCCGTCGCGCGCGAGGACGTGATGGTGGCGCTGTGGGTGCTGCCCGAGATGGGCGCGGTGCGGAAGCCGGCGGTGGCGTGCGTGCGAGCGACGCGGACGCGGCGGCATGCTCCGAAGCGGCGGGCACTGACATGGAAGATGCCGGCATGAGGTTCGCATACGCAGATCCGCCGTACTTAGGTTGCGGCCGGCTTTACGCGAAGTATCATCCGGATGCGTTAATCTGGGACGATCCGGAAACGCATCGGCATCTGATCGAGCGCCTGTCTGATGAATGGCCGGACGGTTGGGCACTGTCACTGCACACGCCATCATTACGAACTATCCTGCCCATGTGTCCCGCCGATGTTCGTGTCGCCGCGTGGGTCAAGCCGTTCGCTGTGTTCAAACCAGGTGTGCCGATAGCATACGCCTGGGAGCCTGTGATCTGGCGCGGCGGTCGAAAGCGCGGGCGCGACGCTCCGACGACACGCGATTGGATCTCTGAGTCGATCACGCTTCAACGCGGACTGACCGGCGCCAAACCGATAGCCTTCAGCCGTTGGATATTCGATCTGCTTGGCGCGGAAAGCGACGACACGCTGGATGACCTGTTTCCCGGCACCGGAGCGGTCGGCGCGGCGTGGGCGCAACGTGTGGGCGCGCCTCCGCAAATGGATTTCGCCCCGCTGTTCAGTGGAGTGACGGCATGACCGCGCGGGAGAAGATATGGGCGTGGATCGAAGCCGAGCGCGGGGGTGCCGTCCTGCATGCCTCGCCGCGCCAGATCGCCGAGGCGACGGGCGTCGGGTTGGAGTGGGTCCGAACGATAATGGAGCAGTGGCGTGACGAAGGTTGCCTGACGCGAATTGAGCGTGGGCGATATCGGATTGTTGAAGCGCCAAAACTGGACGGTTTCACGCGATATCCGGTCTGGTCGGAGGAGGCGCGCGGGAAGCTGGCGGAGTTGTCGGCGCGCGGGCTGACATTGTCCGAGATGGCGCGCGAGATGAAATCGACGGTCAACGCCATCGCCGGCCAGCGGCAGCGCATGGGCCTGCCGAAGCGACCGTCACCCATTCGGGTCAGTCAGCCATGACCGGCGTCCGAACACGCTTACGCGCTGGCGCCGGCTCTAACGCGGCAACCTTGTCCGCGATCAAAACCTCCACCCAGGAAGACATCGTGCGCCGGTCCTTGGCCGCTAAACTTTCAGCGCGCTCCTTAAGGTCAGGATCGATTCGGATCGCGATCACTTCAGTCTTAACTCGCGGTTTCATGCCGATTCCTGGTTTACATAGGTTGACAAAGGTTTGCTTTCATGTTTACGTTTATAGGCATTCGAAAACCATCAGTCAAGGAGAACCGCAATGAATGCCATCACGAAGCCTCGACCCTCCCGGTCGAAGCTGCTCGCCGTCGAGCCGGAGGCCGTTGAGCCCGGGCACCCCACGGTCCTGGTCTACGGCCCTCCCGGTGTCGGCAAGACCTGGGTCAGTCTGGACTTCCCCGCCGTCTATTACATCGACACCGAGGGCGGCGCCGACCTCGACCACTACCGCGCCAAGTTGCGCGCGTCCGGCGGCGCTTATCTCGGTCCCGATCAAGGCAGCCTGGATTTCGACGTGGTCATCAGTCAGATCCAGGCGCTGGCCACCGAACAGCACAACTATCGTACCGTCGTCATCGACTCGATATCGAAGCTGTGGAACGTGGCGCTGTCGGACGAGCAGGAACGGCTCGGCGCCAAGGACGCGTTCGGCGCATTCAAGAAACTGCCAACCCGGCAGTTCCAGTCGCTGATCAAGTGGATCAACCGCCTGGACATGAACGCGGTCTTCATCGCGCATCAGAAAGACCTCTGGGGCCTGAACGACCAAAAGCAGCGCGAAATGATCGGCTACTGCGCCGATGCCCAGGACAAGCTGGAATATGACCTCCACCTCTCGCTTCGTATCGCGAAGGTTGGCACCAGCCGCTACGCCTATATCGGCAAGTCGCGCCTGCCGACGTTTCCCGAGGGCGATATGTTCCCGTGGTCATACGAGAACTTCGCGGAGCGTTATGGTCGCATCGTCATCGAGCAAGAGGCGAAACCAATCGTGCTCGCCGATGAAGGCCAGATCTCCGAACTGAACCGGCTGCTGTCGATCGTCAAAATGCCGGACGACTGGCAGGAGAAAGTCTTCAAGAAAGCCGGCGTCGAGGCCTGGACCGAGATGGACGCCGACAAGGCGGCCAAGGTCATTGAAAATCTCAGGTCGCGTCTGTCCGCCTGAAAAGGAAGGAAACCATCATGCACGTTAAACCAGTCACACCCGAACAAGCGGCGGCGGCCGCTACTTCGTTCGAGCCGTTGCCTCCAGGGGATTACGATTTCTCGGTCTATCAGGCGGAGGACACACGCTCCGCCAAGGGCGACGATATGCTCAAGCTCACGCTGCACATCCTGCTTGGCGATGGCCGGCATCGCACCGTCTTCGATTATGTTCTTGGCACCGATAACTGGGCCTGGAAGGCGCGGCATCTGGCCGAGGCTATCGATATGGTCTCGCAATACGAAAGCGGTGAACTCGATCCAGACTTCCTGGAGAGCCGTGTTGGGCGCCTGCGCCTCAAGATCAAGCCGGCAAGCGGGCAATATGGCGCTGGCAACCAGGTGGTGGATTATCTGCCGCGTGAGACCATGGGAACGGCGCGATCCACGGCGGGACAACGCACGCCAGCGATCAATCGCGCGCCGGCACCGTCACGGGAAAAGGTTCTGGCCGGTGATATCGATGACGAGATTCCTTTTTAGGATATCGTGATGGATGAGTTGTGCTCCCTCGACGATTTCTGGCGCGTCAGCCAGATCGTCGAGGAAGGACTCGATTGTCCTCTTCTGACCGCGTGGGAAAGAGGCTTCCTGGCGGACGTTCAGGAACGCATCGACGAGCATGGCGAGAACGTCCGTCTGTCCATTGCTCAGATCGAGATACTGGATGCCATCGAAGAGAAGTTGGAGTTTGAACCGGAATCAGAAGGGGAACGATCGCCGGAAGAGGGTACCAACCCCCTCGGCATAACGCTGAACGACGACCAGACCCGCGCGCTCCATGAACTGGAAGTATCGATCGTCATGCGCCGGCCTCATCTGCTCACCGGGCACGCCGGCTCCGGCAAGACCACGCTGATCCAGGTTCTGGCCACCCGTTGGGCACACAAGAAGGTCGTGCTCTGCGGTCCCACGCATAAGGCGTGCGAGGTGCTGAGCCGTAAGCTGCGCGCCGCCGGCATCAAGATCCCGGTCTGCACCATTCATTCCTTGTTGAGCCTGCGGCCAAAACCCGAGGGCGCGCGACAGGTCTTCGTCCGCCGCCCCAAGGCGCCACCGGTCATCGCCGATCTCGTCATCATCGACGAAGCCTCGATGTTGGACGCCTCCATGATGCGCCATATCGAACTCTGGTTGGCCGAGGTCGCCGTCGTGTTTGTTGGCGATCCCGCCCAACTCCCACCCGTGGGCGAGACCGGCAGTCGCTGCTTCACCACAGTCCCTGAAAGCCATCTGCGTGGCATCGTGCGCCAGGCGGAAGGCAATCCCATCATCGCCGCCTCGGCCGTCGTGCGGGCCTCCCAGGCGGCCGCCGCGCCCGATTGGTCATGGGCCGCTCCCGTCAGGGTTGACGATACCGGGATCTTCGCGCCGGGCCATGAGGTGAACGCATGGCTGAAGCATGCTTTCACGTCCGCCGCTTTTGTAAGTGATCCTGACACGTTCCGGTATCTGGTCTGGCGCAACGACCGCGTGGACTGGTTCAACGCCCGCGTGCGCCGTTGGTTGGGCCACGACCACGCGGTGCCGTTCGTGTCCGGCGAACGCGCGCTGATCCGAACTCCGCTCGTCGTCAACAAGGAAATCGTGCTGGCGACCAACGAGGAGGTCACGGTGGTGTCGATCGCCGCCGGCCAACACTTGGAAATCCCGACCTGGGAGGTTCGCGTCCAACCGGCCGGCGGCGACATTGTGGATATCCACATCGTCCGCGACTGGATGGAGCACAAAGCGCGGCTGGACATGTTAGCCCGCGCGGCCATCGGCGATACCGCCTCGTGGGAGGACTTCCACGCCTTCAAGGCCGAGTTCGTCGATGCCCGCCCGCTCTACGCGCTGACCACGCACAACGCGCAAGGCTCGACGTTCCGCCATGTGTTCATCGACGTGCCAGAGTTCCGCGACTGGATCAAACGCGCGCCCGACGAAGGCAAGAAGGGCCTGTATGTCGCGATCACCCGCGCATCGCACACCGTGACCCTGGTCGGCTCCTGATCGGTGGCATCCATACCCCTCGACATCGAACGCGCCGCCCTGGTGGGCTTCAAGGTGTTTCCGGCATCCCGTTCCAGCCGCGCGGCCGCGTATCCCGGCGCGCATCTCCAGGCGACCGACGACCTGAACCAGATCGCGCGCTGGTGCCGTGAGTATCCGCGTTGCAACTGGCGCCTCATCTTCGGCCCCTCGGGGCTTTGGGGTCTCGATGTCGACCGCGCCGGGGCGACCCACGCGGCGGACGGCATCGCCGCTCTGAGGGCTCTGGTCGCCGTCCATGGCGCCCTGCCGCCACGCCCGACTTCGTTGTCCGGCGGTGGCGGGTATGGGCTGATATTCCGCCACAACGGCGAGCGGATCATCGGCAAGACCGGCTACCCTGCGCCAGGGATCGATCCGCGCCGGGGCATGCTGTCCTTGACCATCCCGCCCTCCATCCATGTCGTGACCCGCCAGCCCTACCGATGGGCGCGCGGCTGGGCGCCGTGGGATGTGGCGCCCCCCATCGCGCCTCGGTGGCTGGTCAGGCTGGTCGAGATGCCACCCGAGCCAAAACGCGTGGCCACGGTGATCGATACTTCGGATCAAGCGCGCCGCCGGCTGTATCGCGCGGCCCTGGCGGTGATCGACGCGCCTCTTGGGTCACGCAATGAAACCCTGAACCGGCGCGCGTATCAGGTCGGCCGGATGATCGGCGCCGGATTACTCGGCGAGTTGGAAGCGGTCGAGGCCCTCTACAGCGCCGCGCGACAGGCGGGGTTGGACCACGACGAGACACGGAACACCATCCGCTCGGGGATCGGTTCGGGCCGGCGCAATCCCATGGAGGCCGTCGATGGAAGATGACGAGCCGCCGCCCGACAACGTCATACCGATCGCCTCGGCGCCCAAACCATCATGGATCGGCCGCCTGCACCACACCAGGGAAGGCGAGGTCCATCCAACGCTGGCAAACGCCCTGATCATCATGGCGCATGACCCCAGGTTCCGCGGCATGCTGGGACATAATCTGTTCACCGATCGGCGGATGCTCATGCGCGAGGCGCCACCATCGGAGGACGGCGGCTTCCTGATGCCGGGACCCTATCCAAGATCCTGGTACGACGAGGATGTCTCGCTGATCCAGGCTTACATGCAACGCGTCTGGGCACCCCGGTTCCAGCGTAACACGATCGCCGACGCCCTGGCCGTCACCGCCATGGCCCACCCGTTCCACCCGGTACGGGACTGGCTTAACGGACTGGCCTGGGATGGCCAGAGGCGCATCGACACCTGGTTGTTCGCCGCGTTCGATGTCAGTAATGAATTTCTGCCGCCCAGCGATGAATACAAAGCGAAGGTGGCGTACTTCCGGGCGGTCGGCGCCAAATTCCTGATCGCGGCGGTGCGCCGCATACGCGTGCCGGGTTGCAAGTTCGATTCCATGCTGATCCTGGAAGGACCACAGCGCATCGGCAAATCGACCGCGCTGCTGACCTTGTTCGGGCGCGATCATTTCTCCGATGCCGTGCCCCCCGACCTCGCCAACCGGGACGCGGCGATCGCCCTGCACGGCCTGTGGTGCCTGGAGTTCGCCGAGATCGACCATCTGGTGCGGACAGAGGTCGAGACCATCAAGGCGTTCCTGTCCCGTTCGGTCGATCATTACCGGCCACAATACGGTAGGGACTTCGTGGATGTGCCGCGCCAGACCCTGTTGGCGGGCACCACGAACAGCGATGACTACCTGCGCGACAGCACGGGAAATACCCGTATGTGGCCAGTGCCATGCCAGTGCGCCGACGTGGCCTGGATCGCGGAGAACCGGGAACAGCTGTGGGCGGAAGCCTGCGTCCGCGAGGCCGCCGGCGATACCATTTGGTTGGACGGCGAAGACGCCCAGGGAGCTGCCGCCACGACCACGGAATCCCGTATGTCGGAGGAAGTCTGGCAACCCGCCATTGTCCAGTGGCTGACATCGCCGGAGCGGAATTCGGCGGAACCCATCACGTCAGCCGTCATCCTCGAAAACGCGATCGGCATGGCCAAGGACAAGATGACCAAGGCGGCTACAATGCGGGTCGGCGGGGTCATGCGTTCCCTTGGGTGGGAACGGGTTAACCTTCGGGCGAAGAAACACGTCCTGAAGGTCTGGGAAAAACCAGCAAAACCAGCCTGATTCCAGCCGAAAAAAGGTGGCTACAAGGTGGCCACAAATCTGTCTCATATATCTCATTTTCTAGAAAGGCGGCTACATTTGACATTTGATATGCCTTTGTGTTACCACCTGTATATATTTTAAGATAGGTAGCTACATAAGGTGGCTACATAAAATATACATAATTTCAAGTATATAGCCATGGTGTAGCCACTGTAGCCACCGTAGCCACCTGTTTCATACTTCTTACGTGGACGCCCCCTCGGGCCTGTGCAGACCCCCGCAAAAGCGGATTACAGAAAAGTCTTTGAAAACAGGGGTCGTGGTGGCTACATCACGATGGCAAAATGAATTTTTGGCACAAAAAAACCGCCGCCAAGGGGGAGGGCGGCGGCGGCTCAGGTGACGTCATGGTGACAGTCGCGAGGCGTCCCCGCGACGGACGCAGCCTGACACACCCGAGGCCAACACGCCATCAGCAACTTGACCAATCGTGAAAATCCGGCAAGAATCCCCGCCACCCAGAGGGCCGCCGCCATGCGAAAACTGATCTGTGCCGTCATCGCCGG